ATGGGACTGAAACTCGCACCTCCGAGCCCGACCGAGGCCCGTTTCTGGGTGATTCTGCTCGGAGTGATGCTCGTGTGCAGCGGTTTCGCGCTGTGGAGTCTTCCTGCGGGAGTGGTCATGTATGGCCTCTTCCTGGTCGCCTGCGCGATCTACGGAGAGTGGCACCATAACCGGCCGCGAGGCAGCAACAAGGTGCCGTTGGAATGAGCTTCTTCCGTGACTTCCTCGGGCTCGGCACCCCTGCAGCAGCCGATATCCCCAACAACTACTCCAGCACGAGCGCCTCCGACCCGGCGAAGTGGTTGATCGACCTGCTTGGCGGCACCGTCACCGCCTCCGGCATCCGAATCAACGCGCAAGTGGCGCTTTCTGTGCCTGGCATCAATGCCTGCATCAATGTGCTGGCGGAAGATCTGGCAAAAGTGCCGTGCATGCTGTATCGGCGCAGCAAGGACCGCAAGCGCAAGGATCTCGCGACCGATCACCCGCTGTTCCCGCTGCTCAGCTCGCACCCGGCGCCCTGGCTGAACACATTCACGTGGCGCCGGGCCAAGATCGCGGCAGCTTTGACGCGCGGCAACGCCTATTCGCGCGTGATTCGCGACCCGCAAGGTCGCGTCAACCGCATCACGCTGCTCAAGCCCGGCCGCACCACGCCGAAGTGGACGGAAGAGGGCGAGCCGTTCTACGACGTCATGGAGTCCACCACCAAGACGACGTATTCGTGGCAGGACGTCCTGCACATGCCCTACCAGGCCGACGCGGAGCCTTCCGCGCGCTACGCGGGCGTGATTGGGGTGTCGCCGATCGCCCGCCACAGCGAAGCCATCGCCCTGGCAGTGGCCGCTGAGCGTTTCGCCGCCGCGTTCTTCCGCAATGGCGCCAAACCCAGCTTCGTCGTGGAGATGGACGGCAAGCTGCCCAAGGATGAGGTGGCCAACCGCATCCGCGCCAGCTTGGAGCGCGCCTATTCCGGCCTCGACAATGCGTTCCGGGTCGCGGTGCTCGAGTTGGGCATGAAACTGCGGGAAGTCGGCACCAACAACAACGACTCGCAGCTCGTGGAGGTCCGCAAGGAGGCGGCCGTCACGATGTGCCAGATGTTCCGGGTGCCGCCGCACAAGGTGGGCATCCTGGACAAGGCCACCTTCAGCAATATCGAGCATCAGTCGATCGAATACGTCACCGGACCGCTCTCGGCGCTCGCCCAGGCGCTGGAGTCGGCGATCGAGACCTCCTGCCTGTCGGAAACTGAGCGCGAGGAGTACTTCGTCAAGCTGCACCTGGACAGCCTGATGCGCGGCGACGTGCAGTCCCGCTATCGCGCCTACGCCATTGGCCGGCAGTGGGGCTGGCTGAACGCCGATCAGGTGCGCGAGTGGGAGGATCTGGATCCGCTGCCCAACGGCAAGGGCCAGGAATACCTCGTGCCGATGAACATGAACAACGGCGAAGAGCCGCAGAACGACCCGCAGACCAACCCTGCGCAGGACAACCCGATGGTGCCGCGTCCCGCGCAGCCACCACAGCGTAATAATCGGCAGCGTTCCTCGCTGGTCGGGCTTACGGGTGAGACGCTTTTCCTGGATGTCGCCGAATGAGCCGCGCCTTCAATGCCGTCATGGCCGAGGTCTGGGCGATCACGCCGGAATACCTGCAGGTCATCGCTGCGCTCTCCGCCCGCATGCCGGATCACCCGTCGGTCGCTGCGATGCGCGAGCAGAAGGGCTGGCAGCCCGGCGCCAACCTGACCAATGAGGTCCGGCAGAAGGTCAATGCCGGCTTCGACACCTTCTTCGTCAGCGCTGCAGCGCAACGCCTGCCGGGCGGCTCCGGCAAGGCCTCGCTTTCCGGCAATGTTGCGATGATCCCGGTGATCGGCCCCATCTTCCCGCGTGCCAACATGATGACGGACATGTCGGGCGCGACCTCGCTGACCGATCTGCAGCGTGACCTCAGTGCCGCGCTCGGCAACGACAACGTCAACGCCATCCTGCTCTGCATCGACAGCCCTGGCGGCGCCGTCAGCGGCGTGGCAGCCGCCGCCGACGCCATCGCCGGTGTGCGCGGCAAGAAACCGATCGCCAGCCACGTCTCCGGCACCGGCGCCTCTGCTGCTTACTGGCTGCTCTCGGCCACAGAGCATGTGAGCCTCGACCGCACCGCCATGGTCGGCTCCATCGGCGTGGTCGCGGCCATGCCCAAGCAAGTGGCGCCCGACAAGAACGGCGACATGCTGGTGGAGATCGTCTCCTCCGGCGCCCCCAACAAGCGCCCGGACCCGACCACCGAGGACGGTTACGCCAACATCCGTTCGCGCCTGGACGACATCGAGTCCCACTTCATCGAAGATGTCGCTCGTGGTCGTGGTGTTTCCACAGATACTGTTCGAACCAGCTTCGGGCAGGGTGGGCTTATGATCGGGAGCGCAGCAGTCAAGGCGAAGATGGCCGACCAAGTGGCCTCACTCGAGCAGGCTGCAGCGCGGATGGAACGGATCGGCAGGGCGCATCAGAACCGCATGGGTGCGGGCCGCAGCTGAAAAGGAGATCGCGGAATGAAGTACGATGTCGCCGGGCTCCGTCAGGCCCGTGCAGGCCTGCAGAGCCAACTGGACGGGTTCGGGCCGATCGACGCCAGCACCACCACGGACCAGCTCGACCAGATGGACGCGATCTCCGCGCAGATCAACGAGATGGACCGCCGCATCGCCGCCGCCGAGAACGCGCAGCGCCTGCGCGCGGCCGGCGCCGTTCCGCAGCGTCCGCTCGACGTGCAGCCCGGCAGCGACGACTCCGCCGACGACTCCCGCCCGGCGCCGCAGCGCCCCTTCGCGCAGGCGCGCGACGCCAACGAGCCGGGCCTGGGCATGGCTCAGATCACCCGCTGCCTCGTGCTCGGCAAGGGCAACGTCGTCGCCGCGCATCAGTCGGCGGTTCGTCTCTGGGGCGAGCGTCACCCGGCTGCCATGGAGCTCGGCGCCGCGATGCAGACCAACGAGGGCGCCAGCGGTGGCTTCCTCGTGCCGGAGCGCTACTCGGCAGAGATCATCGACCTGCTCTGGCCGATGACGGTGGTGCGCCGCAACGTGCGGGCGGCCGGTGGCGAGGTCCCGCTGGTCGGCGGCACCGACAACTTCCCGACGGTGGAGTCCGGCACCAGCGCCTTCTACATCGGCGAGGGCCAGGACATCACCAGCACCGAGCCGCAGTTCGGCGTGCTGCGCATGACCGAGCGCGAGATCGCGGCGCTGGTGCCGATCAGCAACAAGCTGCTGCGGCATGCCTCGGTGGCGGTGGATCTGATGATCCGCAATATGCTGGTGCGCAGCTTCGCCCAGACCGAGGATCTGGCCTTCCTGCGCGGCGCCGGCACCGGCCCCTCCCCGAAGGGCATCCGCTACATCGTGCCGTCGGCCAACGTGTTCTCGGCCAACGCCACGGTCAACCTGACCAACATCGATGCGGACGCCCGCAAGGCCGAGCTCCTCATCATGGAGGCCGACATCCCGCTGACCAACGTCGGCTGGGTGATGGCGCCGCGCACCTTCACCTACCTGCGCGATCTGCGCAACGCCAATGGCGTGCTGGTGTATCCGTCGCTGTCCGAGAATGTCGGGCCGATGGGCAACGGTGGTGGCGGCGTGCCGGTGCGGCCCATGTGGAAGGGCTACCCGGTCGAGGTCACCAACAACATCCCGCGCAATCTTGGCGGCAGCTCGGACGAGTCCGAGCTGATGCTGGTGGCCTGGGACCAGTGCATGATCGGCGACAGCTACTCGATCCGCATCGACGCCAGCGACACCGCCGCATACGTGCAGTCCTCCACGCTGGTCTCGGCCTTCAGCCGCAACCAGACCGTGATCCGCGCCATCGCCGGCCACGATTTCGGCATGGCGCGCAGCAAGGGCGGCGTGGTCGTCACGGGCGTCAAGTGGTTCTGATGAGCTAGGCGGCGCTCCGGCGCCGCCTTCCGCAACCGGAAGAGGGAAGGGGTCTTTCCCATGTACAGCCTGAACCGGGACATCCTCTCGTCCCTCATCATCGTCCCTGCCGCCGCCGCCCGCACCATCACGGCAGGCTCCGGCACTGACAACGTCGCCGCCAACGGTCTCTCCATCGACCAGCTCTCGCAGGTCAAGGCGGAGACGCTGGCGATCCTGCTCGGCTGGGAGGCCACGCTCGCCAACGCGGCGACGCTGACGGTCGCCTGGAAGCTGCAGGACAGCGCCGACAACAGCGCCTGGGCCGACATCGTCGTGCCGCCGGTCGGCAACCCGATCGACGTCTCCGGCACCACGGTGTTCACCGCCACCTCGGCGACCACCTTCCGTGGGGTCATCCAGGCGGAGTGCCCGTTGGAGTACTGCCGCCGCTACGTGCGCATCACCTACACGGCGGACCTCAGCGCGGCCAACACCGACACCGCGAACTTCTCCGGCATGGCGCTGTTCGGTGGCTTGAGCCGCCTGTCGGCGGTCTGATCTCGGCGCAGGAGCTCCGCATGTCGGACCTGGTCTCCATAATCTTCGAGCGGGACATGCTGCCCTACGCCGCAGGCGAACAGGCAGGGTTCCCGCCGGCAGAGGCTGCGCGCAAGGTCGAGCGTGGCTTCGCGCGCTACGCGCCGGCCCCCACGCCCGAGGCGCCCGAGGCCCCAGAAGCCGCGCCGGCCCCGGCGCCCGCGCCCGAGCCGACTGAGGCCCCGGCGCCCACGCCTGCGGCGGCAAAGGGCAAGCCGGGCAAGTCCGACTGACCTGACGGAGGACCATCATGGCGGGGCAACTGTACGCCGCCACCGGCACAACCCGCTCGCCCTCGAGCGGGTTTCCCATGCCGAAAGGCGACTTCAATCTGACCATCGTCGGTGATGGTTCCGCGTCCGGAACGGTGACGCTGCAGCGTCGCTTCACCAGCGACGACTCGCCGACCTGGCAGACCGTCTCGCTGGACGCTGGCGGCACGCCCGCCACATTCAACGTCGTCAACAACACCGTCTCATTCGACGGGGTGCTGTTCGAGCCGGAGAGTGGCGTGGAGTACTCCCTCCTGCCACAGCTCTCCGCCGGCACAGTCAACTGGAGGGTTGGTCAATGACCGTTTTCCGCTACGGCTCTGGGCGCGCAGGCGCTGGCATCACTGCAGTCGCGGCGCGCGCACTCAGCAAGCGCCCGCCCACCACGCTGGACGATGTCGATCAGGGCCATGCGGTCGGCCACCTCTGGTCCAACTTCGGTGGCGGCAAGCCGGCCCGCACCTACCAGGCCGTCGTCACCACGCGCGGCTTCGCCCGCTGGCGCGTGCTGGAGACTGCCAAGCAGCTGCCGGGTGACATCGTCTCCGCCACGGGCCTGCGCGGCGTCTATGGCCTCATGAAGCTGGTGGATGGCTACTCCGGCAACTGCCTGCGCATGGTGCGCACTACGGACAGCGCCACACTGGATGTCGGCTTCGTCAAGATCGAGCTGCCCAACGGTGTCGTCGTCGAGGTGGTGGACGAACGGGCCATCAACAACTTCCTCAATGGCACGGTCGGCCAGGTCGACATCTGGTATGACCAGTCCGGCCTGGGCAACGACGCCACGCAGACGACGGCGCTCTCCCGGCCGCAGTGGTACGGCAACCGGGTGGGCTTCCTGCCCTCGCTCTCCTTCAGCACCAACCAGAACAATGGCGTCGGTCACAAGTTCCTGACGCAGGTGACGGGCAGCACGATCGACCTCGCGCGCCGCGCCATGTCGGTGGTGTTCGCCGGGCGCAATCGCGGCAGTCTCGTGCAGTCCTGTCTCTTCCAGGCAGCGCCCGGCGCCGCCAACACCTCGCAGGCGCGCTTCAATCTCGGCCTGGGCCTCACCACGGCGCAGCCCAGCATGGGCATCCAGACCGAGTGGGCCGGCTTCCTGGCGCCCTCCGATGAGCTGATCTGCGGCATGGTCACCTCGACCGCGCCCAATGTCACCTTCTGGGCGAACAGCCGCCGCACGACGGTGTCGATGGCCGCTTCCGCCATCTCGCTGACGGGCTGGAACCTGGGCACCAACGGCGCCGCTGCCAGCACGACCTCGCACTTCGATGCGCTCGGCTTCCTGATCTGGAACCGCACGCTGTCCGAGGACGAGCAGCGCCTGGTGACGGCAGCACTGTCGGAAGTCACCGGCATCATGCTGCAGAAGCCGCGCAACCGCATCGTGATCGTCGGCGACAGCATCGCCATCGGCACCGGCACGTTCGGCAACCAGAACCGGCCGTTCTTCGAGAAGGCACTCTACGACACAGACGTGGAGTACGTCAATCTCGGCGTCGCCGGCCGGCAGATCGCCTCTGATTACGCGGACCGCACGACGATCTGGTCGACTGCCTACGACCAGACCTTCCCGCGCACGGTGGTGGTGCTGCAGTCCAACGGTGCCGACATCCTTGCCAACCGCACCGGCCAGCAGGTCTACGACGACACGCTGGCCCTGGCCAACTACCTGCGCACCCTGCCGGAAGCCAGCCAGCGCATCCGCATCGTCGCCAGCACCACCACGATCAGCACGCAGCCTTCCGGCGGCCAGATCACGGAGGGCGCCGACTTCCGCAACCGGCTGCTTGCGGGCGCCTTCAACTTCGATGCGGTCGTGGACATTCTCGGCGACCCGATCTTCGGCCAGCCGGGCGCGGAGAGCGACACCACGCTGGCGGCGGACGGCACCCATCCGACGCCGCTGGCGTACATGTACTACGCGCAGCTCTACGCCAACGCCATCCGCCCGCACCTGGCCTGAGCCGATGCCAGCCTCAGTCATCAACCTCACGATTGAGGCTGGCGCCAGCTTCTACCAGGCGCTGCGCCTCCGCAACAAGGTCGACGACACGCCTTTCTCGCTCGTCGGCTGGACCGGCAGGGCGCAGATGCGGCGTCGTTCGCGCAGCGCCGAGCCGGTCGTGGACTTCACCGTGGAGGTCCCCGACCCGGCCGACGGCACAATCGTGATGCGCCTGACAGCACCGCAGACCGGCGCCATCACCGTGCCCTCTGGCTACTACAACCTGGAGATCCAGAGCGACGCAGACCCTGACACGGTCATCCGCCTCGCGGAAGGCACGGTCGTTGTGAAGTTGGATGTGAGCCGTTGAGTGACATCATCGTCCAGGTTGACCCGTCCCCGACAATCCAGGTCGACATCGGCTCGGCTGCCAATGCCGCTGCTGCTGCAGCCTCCGCACGCGCCGCCGCCGACTCAGCGGCGCGCGCCGAGCTCGCAGCCTCCGCCGAAGGCGGCGCCGGCTTCCCGTTCGCCTCCTCCATCGCTGCGCTCAAGGCGGTGAGCCCAGCCGCCGCCGCGCCTTACAACGAGATCTATGTCTCCGGCTACAGCGGCATCGGCACGCGTGGCGGCGGCAACTTCCAGTGGCGTGATGGCGTCAACGACCCGCTGGCGTTGGCCACTCCGGACGATGGCTTCATAGTCCTCCCCAACGGCGCCAATCTGAACACGCGTGGGCGCTGGGTGCGCAAGATCGAGGACGGCAAGCTGCGGCCGTTCCACTTCAACGCATCCGGCGACTTCGTCGCGGGCAACTTCGGTGGCAACCTGGCCAACACCAGCACAGGCACTGGCTTGTTGGCCAATTGGGCAACTGCCAGCGACGACAGCAGCTATCTCGCGAAGCTCTGGACCGCCGCCATGACCTACGGCATGGCGATCGATCTTGGGCCGTATGGCTACATGCTGGCGGGCGACGCCAAGCTACCCCACATCACGCGCCCGATCTCCATCGAAGGTGTTTCTGCCGCGCAGACCATCCTCGCTATGCACCCGGAAACCCACCGTGGGCCGGCAGTGGTGATCCGCGACACGCAAGGTCTGGACACCGACCCGAGCAAGTTCGGCGGTCCGCGCTTCGCCAAGTGCCTGATCCTCGGGCGCCGCAAGTACCTCAACAACACCACCTTCGTGCCGGAAGGCTCCCAGCACGGACTGATCGTCGCCGAGCGCGTGGATCGCCACGTCATCGAGGAAGTGACGATCGAGACGGTGCGCGGCTGGGGTGCCTGCTTCTCCTGGATGTTTGAGGTGGACAACACCTACATCCGCGAGTGGAAGCACAAGGGCAACCGCATCCGCGAGTGCGGCTCGCGTGCGCGCTTCCCGGGCATGGAGTGGTTCGGCTGGCCGACCACCGAGTCCACAAACGAAGGCGACATGCTCGGCTGGCAGGTGGTCTTCTCCTATGGCTGCAACATGCGCTTCAACAAGCGCGAGGCCAACAAGAGCGAGACCCACAAGACCTTCTTCGGCGGCATGTCGCATGGTTGGTCGAATGTGCTGGATGCTGACGAGGACGGCATCGACTACACGGAAGAGTCGCTGAACGTCCTGGACGGCGAGATCTACAACCATGACTTCGAGGGCATGACCCTCAACGTCTCGCGCGAAGGCCAGTACCTCTGGGAGCTGCGCAACTCCACCATCATCCCGGTGACGGTGCCGACCGGCCAGACAGTGCCGCTGCGCTCCCTGGCGGCGGGCAACCGCTTGCTGGAAGTGGAGCTGCCGGCGCTGCCCACGCGCGTGCTGCAGAATGGCGATGTCACCACGCAGGAGGGCTCGCCAGACCTTCTGATATACTGGCCGGGTCACGGCTTCTCGCGCCGCGACTTCGTCACCTTCGACATCCTCTCCGGCACCACCCGCTCTGTCACGCCCGTTAACTTCAACGGCATCCTCGCGCGCGGCGAGGGCCAGGTGTCCCGCGTCCTTGACGCTGACAACATCTTCGTCCGCTTCAGCCGAGGCCTCGCGACCTCCACGGCGCCGGTCGATCTCTCGGCGGTGCCCGCCAACCAGCGCACCCTCAAGCGCAGCTATGGCCTGATCGGTTCCATCAACGACACGGCCCGCTTCAGCTCAATGGGCTTCGATCGACGCGTCGGCGATCTGATCTACGGCCAGCGCATGCCGAACGACCCCACCACCGGCCTGGCCGTCGGCGGCAGCGAGATCGGTGGCACCTACAACGTGCGCTACCTGCGTGATAGCTTCAACATCGTGCAGATCCTGGCGCCACTCTCGCAGATCCCCAGCAGCGTCGAGGAAGTGCTGCTGCCGGCAGGCCGCGTCATCACCTGCGGCGACGGCTCGGTGGGGCCGCGCTTCAACCGCTTCAAGGGCAACGCCAGCAACGGCGCCAATGGCTTCTGGATCCGCCACGGCGAGTTCAACACGATCGACGTGCCGCTGCAGACCACCGGCGTCGACATCAAGATGGACGAGACGGTACGCGGCCCCAACTTCTACACTGCGTCCGGCCCGGAAGGCGACCTCGACCTCTACACCTTCGACCTGCACCCCAACGTCGCGCATCTGCTGCGGGCGCCCGGCTCCACGAGCTCGATCTTCGTGCCGCACTGGTCGATGCGCCGCATCCTGGGCAATCACCCGCACAACAACTCCGACTCCATGGTGTTCTGGCGGCTGTTCGTCAGCCCCACACCGGTCTCCCTCACTGATAACGGCTTCGCGGCGCGTCCCGACTTTCTCAACATCATGCCGCTGCGCGTCGGTGTGCCGGTGGACTTCGACTACGAGGTCGACATTCGACTCTCGCAGGCGCCCAGCACGCCCACCGGGCGCAACAAGGCCAGATGGAAGGTGAAGTTCTCCGGCTACTACACTGGCGCTGGCCTCCCCGTCATCGAGGAGATCAACGATGATCCGGCGCTGGTCGCGTTGGCTTCGGCCGTCGGCGCAGGCTTGCCGCCTGACTTTGCCGGCCCGGTGCTTGGCACCACCACCAGCGCGGCGAATGCGCGCTTGTTCCTGGTGCCGGTCGAGGACGTCATCTCCGGCAATGCCTCCATTGACATCCGCCTCGCCGGCCCGCAAGCAGTTCGAGTGATTGCCCGTGCCACGGTGCGGCGTGACCTGACGGGGTCTCTGCAATGACCATCCGCGTCTTGACGCCAGCCACCGCGACTGATCTCGTCGCGCTCGCCACCCTCAAGGCCGAGCTGGGCATCACGGACACCTCGCAGGACGTCGCTCTGGCACGCTTGATCCGGCAGGCCAGCCAGCGCCTGGCGACGTTCTGCTCGCGCACGCACTTCGGCCGCGAGACCGTCCGCCAGATCTCCCGCTTGCAGCGCGACGCCGACCGGCAGGCGCTGATCCTGGAGCGTGACCTGGAGCCGACGATCTCCACCGTCACCGAGGACGGCGAAGTGCTGGTGCAGGACGAGGAATGGGAGCAGGACGGCAGCGTCCTGTTCCGCCTCGACGTCTCCGGCTGCCGCCAGCCCTGGCAGGGCACCGTCATCATGGTGGACTACGTCGTCGGGTTCGATCTGGCGACGCTGATCCCGCCGGACCTGGAGCGGGCTTGCATCGACTGTGTCGTCGCCATGCGCGAGGCCCAGGGCCGCGACGCCATGCTCAAGAGCGAGTCGGTGCTTGACCTTTCGCAGCGCACCTGGTTCGATCCTGGCACAACCAACGGTCTGCCGCCAGCCGTTGCCGCCAGCCTTGCAGGGTCGCCTTATGTCTATCGGGTGATCGCATGAGAGCGCTGGGCCGTTCCCTGGACGCCACGTTGCGCTCTGTCGGCTTCCCTGCGCAGCTGCGTCGCCGCACCGGCACGACCGGCACCTTCGTCGAGGTCTCGCTGCGCGCCGCCCAGATGGCGCCGGTCAGCGGCACGGAAGTCACTGAAGGTCGCCCGGCTGCCGAGACCGAGTTGACGATCTCCGCCACCGAGCTGCGCGCTGCCAACTGGCCACTGCCGCCGCGCAAGGGCGACCTCGTGGTGTGGTCCGGCCGCTCCCGCACGATCTCCGACCCGGTGCGGGAGCTGGACGACAACGGCACTGTCTATGGCTACCGCTTCCCGGTGGTGGCCTGATGGCGACCTTCAGTGCCTATAACGCTGTCCGCACCTACCTCGCGGCCAACTGGACAGCCACGCCGATCTGCTGGCCGAACGAGGACTTCACGCCGCCGGACCAGGGCGCTTGGGTGGCAGTGGAGATGGAAGGTGGCCTCTACGAGCAACGCTCGATCGGCGCCGAGAACCAAGCCAGCAATCGTTGGGTGGAAGAGGGCACACTGCAGCTCCATGTCCTTGTGCCGTTCGGCACTGGAGAGCTGCAGGCGTCGCTCTATCTTGAACAGCTTTCCACCCTATTGCGTGGCCTGGAGTTACCAGGTTCGACGATCTTCGAGTCGATGCATCTGGGCGTCGGCATCGGTGATGACACCGGGAAGTGGTGGCGCAAGACCTTGCGCGCCCACTACGAGCGCGGTTAGGAGAGGGCAATGCAGAGCAATCGCGTCCGCGTCTCGCTGGTCCGTGAGGCCACCATCGGCACGCTGCCGGCCTCCGCCCGCATGCGGCTCGCCCGCTACACGGGTGAGTCGATGCAGGCCTCGCCGGAGTTCTTCGTGCCGGAGGAGATCCGCTCCGACCGCATGCAGGTGGATCCGACGCGCGTCGGCCTCAACAACCGGGGTGGCCTCAACTTCGAGTTCAGCTACCCGAACGACCAGGCCTGGCTCTCGGAGATCCTGCGCAGCGCCTTCTTCGCCAACTGGTCGAACCTTCCCAACTGGGACAACTCCTTCGTCACTGGCTCCATCGCTGGCATCACCGGCCAGCAGGTCACGGTGCTCGACCAGTCCGGCAGCGGCGGCTTCGCTGGCACCTCGGTGACGGCAGCGTCGCTGCTGCGCTTCACCGGCTTCGGTGTGGCCGGCAACAATGGGGTGTATCCCTCCACCGGTACCTTCACCTCCACGACCTTCTCGGCGGTGGGCCTCAGCACGGAAGCCTCGCCACCGGCCACGGCCCGCATCAAGATCGTCGGCATCCAGGCGACCTCCGGCGATGTCGTTGCCACCACGACCGGCCTGACCACGACCACGATGAACTTCGTGGCCAATGGCTTCCAGGCCGGCATGTGGATCAAGATCGGCGACGCTGCCAACGCCGCCTTCAACTTCGCCAACGCCGCCAACAACACCTGGGTGCGGGTCGCGGCGATCAACAGCATCAATTCGATCACGCTCGACAACCTGCCGGCTGGCTGGGCGGCGGACACCGGCACCAGCAAGACCATCCGCATCTTCACGGGCGACATCCTCAAGAATGGCCTGACGCGCAACAGCTTGGCCATCGAGCGCTCCTTCCTCGGCCAGACGACGCCCACGCACATCCTGCACCTCGGCATGGTGGCCTCCCGCTTCAGCGGCTCGCTGCTGCCGCGCCGGGCCTTCACCAGCTCCGTCGAGTTCATGGGCCTCGACACCACGCAGGGCACTGCCGCTAACGGCACGACCTATGTGGCGGCGCCCGACGAGCCGGTGATGAACGGCAGCGTCTCGGTGGCGCGCATCGCCGAGGCCAATGCGGTGGTGGCCTCGCCCAACTGGGCGCGGCGCCTGGATTTCAGCATCGACAACAACCTGCGCATGATCGAGTCGCTGGGCGAGGACAACTACGTAGACGTCCAGGATGGCGAGTGCGCGGTCTCCGGCACCATGGAGACCTACTTCGGCAGCAACGCCTTCTACGCCAAGCTTCTGGCTGGCACCGTCACCAACATCAACTCGCGCCTGATCGTGGGCTCGCGCGCGATGCACCTGCAGTTCCCGCGCGTCACCTTCCTGGACGGCTCGCCCAATGCGGCCGGCAAGAACCAGGATGTGGTGCTGGCGATGCCCTGGCGGGCCAGCTTCGACTCGGTTACCAACTCCCATGTGGTGTTCCAGCGTACCGAGTACTTCAACTGATGCCGCTGTCCGCTGCGCAGCGCCCGAAAGGGCTCCGCCCGGCGGACATAAGCGGTCGGGCGCCCCTTCCCCGCTTCCCGGGCGGATTGGGGCTTCCCTGGCCACGGGAGGGCCGGCAAACCGCATTCCGCCGCCCGCCCAAAGTTCCGTCGCGCGACCGTCCTGTCGCGACGGGAAGCACCGGCCGGTGCAGAGGGGCGGCGGAATCGGGCTCCGCCGCCCCTCCACTTCTTCGCCCGAGACTCCAACCCCGATAGGAGAACCACAGTGCCCACCGAGATTTCCACACTGCGCATCGACCACCAGCGTGTCCAGGACGGCGAGTGGATGCCGCTCGGCGACGAGTATGGCGACGTCGAGGTGCTGGTGCGCGGCCCCACCGACCGCTACATGGACGCCATCGGCGCGCGCAGCCGCGCAGCTGCGCGCGGCCTCGGCGGCGACGCCACCAAGCTGCCTACGGCCGTCTCGCGCCGCATCATCATCGGCTGCGTGAACGAGTTCCTGCTGCTGGACGTGCGCAATCTCACCAGCAACGGTGAGGCGGTCCCCATCGGGCAGTTCAAGGCCCTGCTCGAGCAGCCCGACTACTACCCGCTGGTGTCCGCCGTGCTCGGCGCCGTGGCGAAGGTTGGCCAGCAGCGCCCGGAGGATCTCATGGAGGCCATGGGAAACTTCGCGAATGCCTCCGATGGAGCCTCCGACAAGGCGGCGAGCTGAAAGAGTGGCTTGCTGAGGTCGCCGAGGAAGACCCAGAAGCCCTGCAGTTCGCCCAGGAGGTTCTCTCCGAGGCACCGCAGCTAGATCCGGCTTGGCGTTACATCTGGCGGGCCTGGCTGCGCCTTTCCCTGGAGCGCCCGTTCTACGGCGCTGGTCTCGCTGGCTTGCTGCCCGGCCGCATTCCCTGGCCTCTCATCCAGGAGTGGTGCGATCGGGAGCAACTCACTGAGGATCAGGCAGTCTTGCTTGATGCCTGCTTGGTGATGATGGACGGCGAGTTCATCAAGGACCAAGTGGAGCGGCGGCAGCAGGAGTCGGCGACCAAATGAGCGGCAACTTGCGGTTCGCAGCTCGTCAGATCCGTGCATTCGCCGACAGAAGCCTCAGTGATGAGGCTCTTTCCCGCATTCTCGCTGATGGCGCTCGCGATGAACTCGTGAGCGCCATCAAATCTGGGGAGGCACCCAACAGTTTCGTCAAATACGTTGATGGAGTTGAAGGGGCAGACGAATACCGCGTCAAGCCTAATGGCTACATTCTCTATGACTTCAACTATATGCCGGACGCAATCTCTCTGGCGATCGAGTTCTTGCGGGCACGCTCCCCCAAGGGCGGGCGCGCGCCGCACATGCGTGACATGTTCTTCCTGGCCAATCAGCGCACAGGAGAGCTCATCGAGTACGGCGCTATCAACTATGCTGAGCTGGACCCGCAAAGCAGTTGGTTCATAGGAAATGCTGCGCCCTACAACCGCAAGGCAGATGTTCAGTTCGTCGGGAAAGAGCGGCTTCGGTTCCGGGTCCCACCTGAAATCTACCAGGATGCTTCGGACTTCATCAACAAGACCTATGGAGAGGTCATCCGTGCCCGCCGCTTCTACTCCATCGTATTCCCTGGACAGTACGTTCTCAAGCAGGGAAGGCGTGAAGGCCAGCGGGTGGAAAGCCCTGCGCTTCTGATCGGGCCGCGTCGTTAGCTTAGGAGCCTGCCGTGGCAACCCGCCTTGAGCAAATCCGCGCCGAGCTGGAGGTAAAAGACAATGCCTCGGAGGCTGCCGCTGCAGTGGCAGCTGCCATGGAGCGCGCAGCCAAGGCATATGAGCAATCCGATCAGGCTGTCCGCAAGGCCAATCCAAGCTTCGAGGCAGTCAACCGGAAGATCGACGAGAATGCCCGCCTGACGGCGCAGCTGACGAAGATCAATAACCAGTACGAAGCCTCGGTCCGCGCAGTAAACGATCAGCTCGCCAAGAAGAAGATCAATGACGAGGAGGCCGCAGAGAAGATCCGCCGTCTGACACTCCTGCAGGAGGCAGCGGTCGCCGCTGCCAAGAAGCAGGCAGATTCGATGGCGCGCACATTCGGCCTGGCGAACGACCAAGCGGAAGCAGTCATTCAGAAGGCCCAAGCGGTCGAAAAGCAAGTCGATCAGGTCGTCCGGCAGTCGCAGCAAGCGACGGCAAACTGGCGGTTCGCCTTCTTCAACATCCAGGACCTGTTCAACCAGCTGATCTCCGGTGGCAGCCCGCTGGTGGCGCTCTCCCAGCAGGGTCCCTCCATCGTCCAGAACCTGGGCGGCATCGCCAATTCGTTCCGCTTGCTGTCAGCCGCCGTCACCGGCAACCCGATCGGCATTGCCGTCGGCTTGATCGTCACAGCCTTCGGCGCGCTGGCGGCGGCCACGACGCTCTCCGACAACCGCATGGGCAATCTGCGCAACAGCTTGCGCTTGATCACCACGGACTTCCGCGCTGCCGCCGACGAGATCTCCAAGGACGCCAAGCGCATCGCAGACGCGACGCCAGGCGTCAGCCGCAGCGACGTGCAGAGCGTCGCTGTCGCGGTGCGTCGCAACGCGCCCTCCGGTCTGCGCGAAGACCTGCAGGCACTGGTCAAGGACGTCCAGGACTTCTCCCGAACAATCGCCAGTGACTTCTCCGGCGCGACCGAGATGATGGGCCGCGTGCTGCGCGACCCGCTCAGCATCGTCAAGGAGATGGCCGAGCAGCGCCTGCCGGGCTTCAATGAGCGTCTGCGCGACACCGTGGAGCGCCTGCTGGCGACCAACCAGCGCGCTGCCGCTGCGCAGCTTGTGCTTGAGCAGCTGCGCACCAGCACCAAGGGTGCCTCGGAGGATGTGGCGCCGCTGACTGCAGCCTGGCAGAGCCTCGGCAAAGAGTTCGGCATTCTGTTCGGCCGCATCAGTGATGGCCTCGCGGGCGCGGGCGCCAAGTTGCTTGAGTGGATGGCCGCGCTGGTGCGCATGCTCAATCGCGCCGTTGAGCTGATCCCGCAGCTCGGGCGCCGCGTGGAGGCAGGGCCGCTGGCGCCGGGTGAGCAGTACGGCGGCGCCGGCACCACAGACTTCCGCACCGCGCTGGCCGACGCCGAGAGCTCCGGGCAGCCCAGCCGCGTCAACCAGTTCGGCTACACGGGCTTGTACCAGTTCGGCACGGCACGCCTGGCAGACCTCGGACTCTACCAGCCGGCTGCTGGCGAGAGTCTGCGCAGCAACCAGTGGCTCGGACAGGTCACGGTGCCGGGCTACAGCCCGATGACACAGCAGGAGTTCCGCTTCAACGCAGCGGCGCAGAATGCCGCCTTCGACATCCACCTCGCCGACCTCGATCGCGCCATCGATCGACTGATGATCAACGGGCAGCCAGCGCTGGCCTCCGGTGCAACCATCGACGGTCTGCCGATCAACCGCAATGGCCTGCGGGCGGTCGGCCACATGTACCCGAGCCTGCTGCAGTCGTTCGTCAACAGCAATGGCCGGCCTCTGCGCGCCGACGGCACGCCTTACGCCGACGGCAACGGCACTTCGCCGCTGGACTACTTCCGGGCCTTCTCCACGACGCAAGCGGTGACCATCACGACGCCGCAGGTGCAGGTCGGCAATCCGGGCGACCCGCCGACCGTGACGCTGCCGGGCGCCAGCGTCTCTCCGTCCATGGACCAGCAGGAGTTTATGCGCCTGCTCGGCATGGGACGAGGCTCGGTCGGGCTCGATCTGCCTTCGCTGACGGGCGACCGGCGCGAGCAGATCGAGTACCTCATGGGCCGCAGCAATGCTGCGCTGCCCATGGCAGCTGACGCGCGGGAGACTGAGGCTCTCTTGGAGCTCCAGCGCAAGCTCCGCCAGGAGCTGGAGGCCACCAAGTCTCCGTTCGACGCCTACATCGAAAACCTGCAGCGCAGCGCAGCGGTGGCGGAGCAGACCACGCCTGCGCAGCAGGAACTCACCCGTGCCCTGCAGGACTTCGAGCAGAGCATGGCGCGGGCCGGCGTGGTCGTCACGGATCAGATGCGCAGCCAAGTGCAGGCTGAGGTGCTGCGCAACCTGAACGCAGAGTACCGCAAGGCAGGCGACGAGGTCGACCGCAGCATCGCTGCGCAGGACCGGCTGCAAGCCGCCTACCAAGGCGGCAGTGCTGCTGTGGCGGAGGCCACCGCGCGCGAGCAGGCCATGGAGGTCGTGCGGCGCTCCGGCATCACTGGCGCCACAGAGCAGGCTGCCGCCATCGACGCACTGGCCGGCAAGTACCGCGACCTGGCGCGGGAGCAGCAAGCCTCCGTCAGCGCGCAGCAAGCCATGGAGAACCGCCGGCAGACGGGCCTCGCGACCATCGAAGGCGGCTTGGTCGGCGCTTCCCCGCTGACGCGGCAGCTGACGATGGCGCGCGCCCGCACCGCTGCCGGCATCCTGGGTCGTGGCGGCAACCTGGAAGACGCCGAGAGCAGCAGCTTGCTGCTTTCCGTGGAGGAGCTGACCCGCGCCCAGTACGAGACGCAACGCCTGCAGACTGCCTGGGATGACCTGCAGCGCATCGGCGTGCAAGCCTTCGACCGCATCGGCGAGGCCATCACCGAGGCTTTCGCCCAGGGCAAGATTGAGGCGCTGGACTTCGCTTCTGTCGGCAAGGCAGTCATCAGCGAGCTCCTGCAAGCCTTCCTCAAGTTCGCTGTGCTCAACCCACTCAAGAACTACCTGTTCGGTGGCGGTGACACCACGCTCGGCAGCATCGTGACTGTGCTTGGCGGTGGCGGTGGCGGTGGCGGAGCCTTGCTGTCGGCGCTCAGCGGTGGCGGCGAGATCTCCGGCAGTGCGATCAACATCGGCGCCGGCTCTCTGCCGCTGCTCGGCAGTGTGCTCGGCGGCGGCAGCGGCATCTCGGCGGGCGGCACTTACGCGTTCGGCGCGGGCGGCGGCGCGGCCTCCGGCGGCATGGGCAACTTGCTCACCTACGGCGGCTCCGGCCTCGGCCTCGGTGCGCGGCTGCTCAACTTCGGTGGCTACAACTTCAGCAGCATCGGCAGTGCCCTCACCGGCATCGGCGTGCTCTCGCGCTCCGGCATCGGCATGGTGGACAGCTTCCTCAACACGCCCATCAGTTCGCTGCCGGTTAGCGCAGGTGAGTCAGCGTTCCGCAGTGCAGCTGGCCTCAGCTCCGCGCCGCAGTACACGCTCGGCAACGCCATCGGTGGCGTAGCGGGCGTGGCCGGTGGCGCCTACGGCATCTACTCCGGCATCCAGAAAGGCGGCATCGGCGGCGGCATCACCGCAGCCGGCGGCGCGATCTCCGCCGGCCTCGGCGCGGCGTCGCTGGCCAGCGGTGCGGGTCTGCTCAGCTCCGGCGCCACCGCAGCACTCGGCGCGCTCGGTCCTTACGGCTGGATTGCCGCTGCGGTTCTGGCGGTTGTCGGCGCTCTGCTGCCGGGTGCCAAGCCCAGCAACATGGAGGGCAATGCGCGTGTGGACCTCGGCACAGGCGAGGTCGTGGTGGACGGCCAGACCGGCAAGAAGTACAGCCAAGCCAACCGCGACGCTGCCCGTTCCATGACGGATCAGGTCTACGACTTGGTCCTGCAGGTCAGCGAGCGCCTGGGCGCCTCCGGCATGTCGGGCGGCTTCACCATCGGCGTCGGCAACCGCGACGGCATCTACTACAACTACATGGGCAACTCGCGCCACGAGTTCTCCCGCACGGACGATGGCGCCAAGGCTCTGACGCGGGAGCTCGTCGAGCGCATCACCATGAGCAACCTGCTCGGTCTCTCCGAGGTGGTTGATCGGGCGCGCGGCGGCATCCGCTGGGACAGCCTGGAGAACGCACTCACCGACATCAGCTCCATCGCGGCCGTCACCAACAACGGCAAGCCCACCGAGAACCAGACCATTGCCGCCCGCACGCTGACCTTTGAGGGCAATCTGCAAGGTGCCCTGGGTGAGCTGGCGTGGGTGAAGGATGTCTATGAGCCGCTGGTCAACGGCGGCATCAACGACCGTCTCTCCAGCTTCCGCCAGCAGCTCAAGGCGCTGGACGATGAGTGGTGGCCGCTGATCGAGCGCACCGAGCGCCTGGGCCTCAGCAGCAAGGTGCTGCGCGACACGATGCAGGATCTCAAGGACGAGATCATCGCCACGAACGACATCGCAATCCGCAGCACGACGGGCGGCTTTCGCGCGCGGGCGCTTCGCGCCGGCAACCTCACCAATGACCCGGCGGTCGCGCAGCAGGCCGACCTTCTGACGTTCGATCTGCGAGCTGAGCAGGAGCGCATCGACTACAATGCGCGCATGCGCACTCTGGGCGCCACTGCGGAGCAGACCGCCGAAGGGCTGACGGTGCTCGGGGAGGCGCTGGCACTGGAGCGCAACGCCATCATCGCCGGCTACCAGGACATCAAGAAGCAGCAAGAGCAGCAGCGCGCCGCCACAGCCGCCGGCATCATCAGCTCGGTCGGCGACTATGCCACCAGCTTGCGCATCGGCGACCTATCGCCGCTCTCCGATCAAGCCAAGTACGGGCAGGCCCGAAGCAACTTTAACTCGGTGCTGCAGCGGGCGCTGGGTGGTGATCCGGATGCGCTGGCCGGCAGCACCTCGGCCATCAGCGAGTTCCTGGCCGCCAGCCGCGCGATCAACGGCAGTGGCGCCGCCTACGTCGCCGACTACAACCAGAGCCTCGCCTACCTCGAAGGCATTGGCAATCTCTCGCCCGACACGCTCACGCAGCAGATCTACGTGCAAGAGCAGCGCGACACGCGTGACGTGCTCAAGGAGGAGCTGCAGCGCCTGCGAGAAGAGGTGGTGGCCCTGCGCAGGGAGGTCGCCATGAACAACTTGGCGCCGCAGCGCTGATCATGTCTCGGCGCTTCTTCCTGCTGGAAGCTGAGGTCTACCGGGCTGGCCAGCCGGTGGCGGCGGAGCGCGGTCACATGACCAAGGCTCACATGGAACCCTACCCGCTTCCGCAGCCACTCGAGTCCACTGAGATCATCCGCGCCTCCGACCTCGGCTACTGTCCGCTGCCAGGCGATGCGGTGCAGGAGCCTTACCTGCCGCTGCTGGACTCTGCGTTCGAGATCGACCGGCAGATCTACCTGCCGCCGCAGCAATCCGCCACTGGCTTCTCGGTGGGCTATGTGCGCTTGCTGAATGCCAATGGCACCTGGGACACCATCGCGCCCACCCGCAACATTGACGGGCGCTTCCTCACGGTGCGCACCGGCACCAAGATCTACGACCATACTCGCGGCATTGAGAAAGACCCGGCTTACGCGACGCTCCGCACGATTTACGCGGGCACGGCCCGGCCATGGTTCCTTAGCGAGCGCGAGCTAGTGATCCCAGTGCGGGATGCCAGCTACCTTCTTGAGGTGCCCTACCAGAGCAGCTTCTACCAAGGCTCCGGCGGCTACGAAGGTCCGGCCGAGGTGCGCGGCGTCCCCAAGCCGCGTGCGCGCGGCGGCACGTCCACCTTCCCGATCCGCAATGTCACCCCGGTGCTGGTGGATCCCATCAACCGCATCTACCAGGTCTCCGATGCACCCGTGACCTTCGCGGCACTCTATGAGGGCGGCACCACCAACATCCCCTTCGACTCCGACACGACCAATCTCTACTCTGGCGTCACGCCGCCCGGCTATTACCGCACAGACCGCAGCAAGGCAATGTTCCAGCTGGGCAGCACGCCGCAGCGGCAGATCACGGTGGACTTCTACTGCAGCTTCCCGATCGCCGGCTACGTCACCTCGGCGCCGCTGATCGCCCGGCACATCATCACGGAGGATGTGTCGATACAGACCTCCATGATCGACACGACCTCCTTCGCGGCGCTGCACGCCTCCTTCCCGTATGACTCTGGCTGGTACTTCGGGTCGCAGCAGATGCAGACCTTCCAGGCTGTGGACCTGTTCCTGCGCTCGATCGGCGCCAAGCTGCTGCCCGGCCGCGACGGCAAGCTGCGCGCCTTCAGCCTCCGGGCGCTGGCCGGCAGCACCGTGCCGTCGCTGCAACTGGACACTACCAACGTCGTGTCGCTGACGCCACGCCAGCTCGACAGCATCGTGGATCCGCCGCCCTTCCAGATCCAGTCCGGCCACAGCTACAACAACACGATCCAGAGCGCCTCCGACTTGTTCGCGGCGGTGTCCGATGCCAACCGGCAGTATCTCGGCAAGCAGTGGCGCTACGCGCCTTGGTCCTCAAACCAAGTCCTGCTGGCTTACCGGCGGCCCAACAACCCGCCGCCCGTCGAGACAGCGCTGGTCAACCCGACGCAGGCGCAGCTTCTGTCTAGTGCGCTCGGGGCGCTCTGGGGAACGCAGCGCCGACTGTATGATGTGACGGTGCCGCTTGAGGTCGCGCTCGATGCCGATCTCGGGATGGTCGTCAGCCTTACCTATCCTGCCGAGAGCCTGCGCAGCGGCCGCATCGGCCAGATCGTTGGCGAGTCGTTGCGCTCCTCCTCCAACACCGCTGTCCTGCAGGTGCTGATCTGATGGCTGCTCCACTGTTCGGCTGGAACAACTGGCTCCTGGAAGGCAGTCTTGTCGCTGGCAGCGCCAACCCTTCCTACCCTGCAGAGAATCTGCGGCGGCCGCACGGCACCCCGTCCAATGCCTGGCGGACGCTGCCAGGCGACATCGGTCCGCTGCGCGGCGCCTGGCTCTACAGCGCGCATGCAGCGCCGCGTCCGTGGCGGGTGCTCGGACTGTTCCGCACCAACTTGTCCCCTGCAGCTTCCGTTCGCTGGCGGGTCGGCAGCCGGGCAGCGCTCGTTCCAGTGCTGCCGACCTATGATTGGAATTGGGCTGCCGGCGCCGTCACGCTGCCGGCCGGCTTCACCTGGAATGACCGTGGCGATGACACTGGCTGCTCCACGCTGTTCGACGAGAATGGCGACCTGCAGATTGTCGCCGGCAACGCACCGCGCATCCACTACGACCCAGTCACCTTCGCGCGCGAAGGGCTCCTGTTCGAGCCGACCCGCACCAACAGTGTGCGCAATGCGCGCATGCGCAATGCGGTTGTCGGCACGCCAGGCACTGCACCGACCAACATGGGGATCGCCGCAGGTGGCGGCCTTTCCTGGGCAGTCGCTGCGACGGGAACTGAGAACAACTTGCCCTATGTCGATATCCGGGTGACGGGCACGGCTGCTGGCGGCAACTTGTTCTTCTGGTTCGAGACCAATGCAGGGATTCCCGCAGTCGTCGATGAAGAGTGGACTCTTTCCGCATTCACCCGGATCGTCGATCAAACTGCCGGTTCAGCAACCACCTTGCAGGTTGCTTGCCGGGAGCTCGTCAGTGGCACGACGATCCTCGGGACCCAGACTGCAGTCGTCGCCCTCCCCGACGACGCGCCTTTGAGCGCCAACCGTCGGCATGCCAGCTTCACCGTCGCGCAAGCCACGACCTCGTCGATCCGCCATGGCCTCATCTACATATTCGCCAATGGCACCACCGACATGACCTTCCGCTTCGCCGGCCCGCAAGCGGAGCTCGGCGACTTTGTCACCAACCTCATGCTGCAGCCAGAAGGCGTCAGCAACACCACCGTCACACGGTCGGCGGACGGTTGCAGCCTCGTCCTGACGGGCGACGCGCTCGCGGGTGCCGCCGCCTCCTTCGGCTTCTACTATGAGGTCAAGACAACTGGAATCACCGACAACGGTGGCTTCCAGAGTGCACTCCAGATCAGCAACGGGACGACCAATGAGCGCGTCTGGTTCGCGCATGCCGGCACCGCGACGCCTTACACAACTGTCCGCGTTCGCACCGGGGCCACAGACACTTGGTCACCGTCTTTCTGGCTGATGCCGGTGCCTGTTGACTCTGCAGTGGAGAAGTTCGCCGGCTCCTTCCGTGCCAATGACCACATCATGGTCAAGAACGGGCAGTCCGAATATACCCAGACGTCCGGGCCTTATCCGGTCGGGCTCGACCGCTTCCAGATGACCAACATCGTCCATCGCCGCTACATACGCCGCGTCCAGCTGTTCTTCACTGACATGACCAATGGTCAAGCCATCGGCCTCGCTTCCACAGGAGAGGCGCTCGATCAATCCGGCGTGCTCTACGACTCGGCTTATGTTGGAGTCTCTGGTCAGCCGGGCGTGCAGCAGACGCTGTGTGTCTTGCCGCAGGAGTTGCAGGCCGAAGCCGCGCGCGTCGACATCGCCGACGTCTACAACCCGGACAACTACATCGAGGTGGCACTGGCTTACTTCGGCCCGGCCTGGCAGCCCACCTATGGCCTGGGCATCGGCAGCAGCCAAGGCTTCGAGGTCAACGTGGAGGACCTGCGCACGCGTGGCGGCCAGTCCTACCCGACGCTTCATTGGTCGGCGCGTCGATGGGAGGTCTCGCTTTCCGCGCTGCGCAATGAGGAGTTCTGGCCCTACGCCATGGAGCTGGCCCGCTACGTCAACTTGCAGAGCAACGTTCTGTTCGTCCCTGACGCTGCGGACGAGGCTTACCAGGAGGAGGCCATCTTCGGCCTCGCGCGCCTCCAGAGCAACTTCGAGTTCCTCGTGCGGACCAAGCAGTTCCGCAGCATGCGCTTCCAGATCACAGAGAGGCTCTGATGCTCGGCAACTTCATCGAGGAGTCGGCCAACGCGCCGAGCACCAACGTCAACGTTAACTTGGCTGGCGCTCCCGCCGGCCGGCAGCGCTTCCGCTCCACCTTCGTCAATGGCGCCCAGCTGTTCTATGGCATCTATGACGGCACGCAGGCCGAGTGGGGCATCGGCAATCTTACATGGGGCAGCCCGGACGTTCTGTCGCGCACGACGGTTCTGCGCAACACCGCCGGCAACACCAACCGTCTCAACTTCACCGGCGCGGTGCGCGTCTTCAATGAGGTGCCGGCGGAGCGCTCGGTCTACATCGCAGCCAACGGCTTGCCCAACCTTGATGCGGGCTTCTTCACGGTGCCGTCCCTGGCCACGGCCAGCGGCAGCGGCAACGTCTACCAACTCTCGCTCAACCCACCAATTGGCGCGTACGCGCCCGGTTTGACTGTCCGCTTCTTCGCGCCGTTTGCCCACACTGGCATCGCCTACATCAACATCAACAGCAAGGGTGCCAAGCCGATCGTGCGGCGCATACCGCGCGCCGGCACGAATCAGTGGGACCTGCGCGGCGGCGCCATCCGCGCCGGGCAGCTCGTTGAGGTGATGTACGACGGCTCCAACTTTCGCCTTCTGGCGCCGCTTGAGTCCGACATGCTGCCGGTCGGCGCCATCATCCCCTACTGGGGCTGGTATCTGCCGCCAGGCTACGTTTGGCCGGTCGGACAGAACCTCTCTCGCTTCACCTACCCGGCGCTGCATGAACTGGTCGCGGCGTCGGGCTATCCGAACGGGGCTGGTGACGGAGTCAACACTTTCGGCATTCCAGATCTGCGCGGTCGGGCTGTGTTCGGTCTTGACAACATCGGCGGCATCGGCGATGCGCAGCGCCTGATCAATGGACTGCCGGCGGCGCGCGGCACGCTGGGCGCTGCCGGCGGCGATGACCGCTTGGCAGCACACAGCCACTCTGGCGTGGTGGCAGCGGCCACCGCCAACATCACCATGGGAAATGCAGGCAACCACATCCATGGCTACGTTGACACGATCGCGCAGGGAGGCGGTGGTGGCGCCCAGGGCGGCTCTGGCGTCAACTTCCCGGACGCAGGCCGCGCCACCGACATCGCTGGCGATCACGGCCATCCGCTTTACGATCCGTCGCACGCCCATAGCCTGACCATCTACAATGCTGGCGCCGGCGGCTCGCAGAATGTCCCGCCGGCCATGATGCTCAACTACATTCTCCACGCAGGGACTTGAGGCCATGTCTGACTCGCTGCCGGAGACGCCCAAGCTGCGCATGCTCCGCTCCGCCTACGACGCGTGGGGCGGCCAGCTGGAGGCGCGCGTGGAAGCCTTCCGCAAGGCTCTGGACGACCACCAGTTCACGGTCGACGTCCCCGCTCCGACCGAGATCGAGGACGATCCGGCGCCGCCCGCTCGCCGCATCCGCATGGAGGAGCTGTTTCTGCAGCGGCTAACTCGGAAGGAGCGGCAAGCAATGATCGAAACGGCAGCGGTTCAACTGGCCGATGGCAACGGAGAACTTCACACCATACTTGCTGATCTAAGGATGTCCGAATGGGCTTACCTTGATGATCCGCAATTGACGAAAGACCTGGCGGCATTCGCGGATGCCGGCGCCTTGGAGCCGGAGCGTGTTGCTCAGGTGCTCGTCTGATGAGGCGCAAGATGTCTGATGAATCTGAGCTGACCGGCTGGTTGGCCTGGTTGGCCAAGTTCCCAGATCTCGTCGCGGTCCTGGCCGGCCTCGCCGCCAGTGCCGCGTCTGTGACGATCCGTGCAGCCTCGCAACGCGAAGCTCGCCCGATCGGGGAGGCCCTGGTGGACTCGGGCGGGACAGCAGCACTCAGCTTCGTCACCTTCGAGATCCTCTTCGGCCTCGGCATGAATGTGCACTTCTCGTTCGGCGCTGCCGGCATGATCGGGGCGCTGGGTTGGCCGTTCATGCAGAAGTACCTGGTGCCGATCGTCGTGTCGGCCATCAACCGCAAGCTCAACGGCTGAGCCTGCAAGCACGGAGATCTCCGATGGACAATGCCTTGCATCTGGTCCGTTGCCTCGCCCTGGTCCTGGCGGGCTCACTCGCCACCTGGCTGGGCTTCGTCGAGCAGGCCCAGAAGGAAGCGCTGGCTTCCATCGTGGGCGCGGTCCTGCTCTATCTCTGGTCGCGCTACGAGCGCAGCCGCGCCCAGGCGACGGTGCCGCCCGGAGTCGCGGCCGAGCTGGAGAAGGCCAAGCGCCTCTTGGCGGAGCAGAGCGCCAAGCTTGCTGCTCTGGGAAAATAGCCTTACGGCCCTCATAAGGCGGCGGCGGTACAACCGCCCCGCCTGACGCCTTGTGCGGCTCCTCCACCCAAGGCGCCCACGGAAAACCGCAAGCCGGCTTACTCCTCCTCGGCCGCCCCGGTGGTCTTGTGGAGGACGAACTCCCCGGCAGGCGACAGGTCGCAGAAGTTGACGTCGTCGCTGAGCACGTCGACCGTCGCCCAAGCCTTACGCGTCATCGTGAAGCTCTTGCCGGCGCTCTTGCCGCTGCTCTCGATGTTGCGCACCGTCACCGGGATGTCCAGGACAGTCCAGTTGCCGTCTGGCAGCTGCACCTGAAGCGCAGCCGTTCCTGCGCCCTCCCCGGTCGCCACCAGCAAGCGGGTGCGCAGGGAACTCACCGTGGCTGTCTGCTCGCTCATGCTGCCTCCTTCAAGTTGAATCGCACATCACGCAAGTTGCGGAAGTCCGTGACCAAGGACTGCTTGGCCATGAGCTTCTTCAGGATGTACCGGTCCAAGGTGCCGGCGGCATAGAGCGAGAAGTGTGTGACCTTGTCGCTCTGCCCGATACGGTGGTTGCGGGCCTTGGCCTGCTCGCGGGACTCGAACGACCAGCCGTGGGAGTAGAAGATGGTCGTGCTGGCCTCGTTGAGCGTCAGGCCGGTGCCGCCGGTGGACTCCGTCATCACGATGGCACGGCAGGCCGGGTCGCTGCGGAAGCGCGCCAAGTTGCGGGCACGCTCCTCCTCGCTGATGGGGCCGTAGTAGGGCACCGCGCCGATCTTGCGCTTGCCTAGCGTCTCCATGAGCAGCTCGACGTCGTACTGGAAGCGACAGAACACGATCACCTTACCGCGTGCTTCCTCGACGAGCTCGGCGCAATGCTCGGCGCGCGGGCAGGGCATGACCAGGACGCTGCCGTCGTCCGCCCGCAGGAAGCCCGACAGGATCTGCTGCAAGCGCAGCAGACGGGAGGCCACGATGGTGGCATCGACCAGCCCGCCGGACTCCAGCTCGATGATCAGCTCTTCCTTGAGCTTGCGGTAGGTGCGGGCCTGCTCCGGGGAGAGCTCCACCTCCTGCTCGATGTCCATGACGTCGGGCAGGTCCAGGCACTCCTTCTTGAGCACCTCGAAGCTGCTCGGGTCAATGAGTGCCCGCAGCCCTTCCATGTTGCGATAGTCGACGATGCTGCGGTTCTCGAAGCCACCCATGATGCAGTACTCGGCGCGGAACGACGAGTAACTGTTGTGGCCGAGGATGCGCTTGTCCAGGAAGCGGAACGGCGCGTAGATTCGCTCCAGCCCTTCATGCCACATCGTGCCCGTCAGCACGCGCCGGATGGCGCTGCGCTTGCTCAGCTCTACGACGTGCTTGGTGCGCCCGGCGGTCGGGTTGCTGATCTTCTGGCACTCGTCCACAACGACACAGGCCCGTTGCCGGCTCGCCAGCAGCCGGCGCGCGAAGGTGAACCCACTCTCCGTGGACATCGCCTCCACGTTCATGCTGACGATCGGCAGCACACCTTTCTTGCTGAGGAGCTCCCGCACCTGCTTGATGGCCTTGTCCGGGTTGCCGGAGCGATAGACCATGACCTCTGCCGGCACCGCCTCCGACATGTGGACGCCCACTTCGCCGTGCCAGTTGCGGTGCACACCGTTAGGCGCGATCACCAACCCGAGGTCGATCTCCTTGGCGGCTGCCAACTCACCCATCTCGTCGATGGCGACCTTGGTCTTGCCGGTGCCCTGCTCCATGAAGTAGGCGAACGCAGCCTTGCCGCGCGCCTTGGCCTTGCCGACGGTCTGGTGATTGTAGTCAGGGTGGCGGGGCTGGTAGGTCACTTGCCGTTCCTGTTCTGCGCGCCGATCGTCGTGCCCTTGGCCCGCCCGCGAATGATTGAGGCTTCCGCCTCGGCCGGCGTGGGCAAGCGCCCGGTTTCCGCCCGGATGCGCCGCATGCGGGCCATGACGCGGAGCTCCACCTCAATGGCCCCGTGGTAAACCGCGATGGCGCGCCTGGACATGGACACGTCGTAGTGGTCAACTTGGTAGTGCTTGCGGTCCAGGCCGATGCGGTCAGCCATCTCGTGGAGCTCTTGCTCGCTGTCCGCCAGCATATGCGACATCTTCATGCGGCCGAACCGGCCCATGGCGCGCTTGTACATGCCGTCGACGTAGACCGTCACCTCAGCTCTTCCTTCTGCGGCGCTTCGGCAGGGGCGCTGCTGCGGCGCTTCTTCTCGAGCAGCAAGTCCCAGCGGACGCGATGGATGGACTCGCGCATGTCGCCGCGTGCGCCCACGCAAGGGTCGCCGGTGCGGGCGTGGCAGCGGTGGCAGCGCACCGACAGGTGCCAGGCGTCAGACGTCAATGTCGTTCTTCCTCAGCCACCAAGTTGCCACATGCAGCTCTTCATCATCCTCCTCGATGCTGTCGCCGTCCTCACAGACCGAGCGCGGGATCCAGGTGCTCTCGCCTTCCTCTAGCTTCACCAGGACCGCTTTGTCGGTGGTCTGTTCAACGAGACCGCTGACGAGGGTGTACTGAGGCTCAGACATTGCTTCACTCCGCTGCGATTGCTGGGACTTGCTCGGGCTGCGCCGCCGGCTCGCCGAGCGGGCAGTCCTCCAGCTTCCGCCACCGCTCGATGTAGACCTTGCGGAAGCCGGCCTTGACGTTGCCACGCCAGAGGAACCATGTGCCGATCGGGTGGTCGTCCACCAGGGGTCGGCCCCACTTGGCGTAGTCGAAGCGCCCGACGGTGCCGATGATGCTGCCGGTGTCATCCTCGATCGTGATGTTGAGGAAGATGTTGTTGTTTGCGACCTTGCGGCCGCCCCGCTTGGCCAGGTTCTTGATCTCGTTCAGATCGCGCAGGTTCTTCTCGACCAGCTTCCCGATGAACACCACGGTGCCGCCGGAGTCATCGATGTCGATGATCTCCTTGATGGTGCTGCTGATGTTGTGGGCCTTGGGGTCGGCCAGCAAGGCGCCGAACCGGCGCGTGCCCTCGAAGATGCTGTCGAACGGGGTGACTGGGTCGGCCAGCTTCTTCTCCTGCGCGGGCGTCAGCGCCACTCCGTTGGCGCGGCGCATGATGATGTCCTGCGCCATCTTCTCGCCGATACCCTTGATGTTGGTGAGACCACCCACCAGGGCGCCGTCCTGCACCGACCAGTCCTTGAGGCTGCGCTCGCGGTCGAACACCTTGAAGGTTCGGCCGGCGCGGTGCAGCTCCCGCAGCAGCTTCACCGGCGCGATCTCGTCGCGTGCGTGGCGGAGCGTGGCCGCCGCGAACTCCAGCGGGAAGTGCGCCTTCAGAACCAGGCACCAGTAGCTCACCAGCCCATAGGCTACCGCGTGCGACTTGTTGAACGACCAGGACCCCATCGTGTTGATCTGGTCCCAGATGCGCCGGGCCAGGTCCTCCTCGATGCCCTGCGACGCAGCACCGACCTTGAACCGCTCCCAGAACTGGTCGAAGAACTCCTTGCCCATGGACTTGGACATGGCCTTGCGCAGCGTGCTGACGTCTTCCCAGGTCAGCTTCCCGACCTCGCGCGCGATCCGCATTACCTGCTCTTGGTACAGGATGATGCCGTAGGTGTCGTGCGAGCAGTCCTCCACGATCGGGTGCAGGTAGCTGACGGGCGCTCCCATGCGGCGCTTCACCCACTCGGACGCGCCGCCGGAACTCAGCGGCCCCGGCCGCGCCAGCGCGGTGATCGCCACGATGTCCTCGAAGCGATCCATGTGGATCTGCCGCGTCAGCGACTGCAGCGCGAAGCCTTCGAACTGGAAGATGCCGGCGTACTGCTGTGCGTTCAGCACGTCGAACGCGGCCTGGTCGTCACGGCGATAGTCCAGAAGCTGCTCGCGGGTCCAGCCGATCTGGTCGAGGCAATCCTGGATGACCGATAGAGTGCGCAGGCCCAGCGCGTCGATCTTCAGCAGATTGATCTTCTCGCCGTCGTACTTGTCGATCTGCAGCGTGCCGCTGCGCCCGTCCACCGCGACGAAGTTCTCGATGGGCTCGGCGGTCACGACCACGCCGGCCGCGTGCTGGCCGGAGCCACGGGCGTGCTGCTCCAGCTGCGCTGCCAGGGCCATCTGCGGATGCGCCGCCATCAGCCGCTTGCCGGCCTCCAGAAGCTCGAAGCTGTCCATGATGCAGAAGCCGGCACGCGAGTCGCCCGAGGAGCGCTCGATGATCTGCGACTTGAAGTCCTGCACTTCCCAGGAGGGGATGCCGAGCTCCTTGGCGACGTCGCCGACCGCGCTCTTGGCCTTGTAGCGCGAGACTGTGCCGATGCGCGCCACGCAGTCCGCGCCGTAGCGCTGCCGCAGGTAGTCGAACACCATGTCGCGGCGCTCGTCCTGGAAGTCGATGTCGATGTCCGGCAGATCCTTACGGGTCAGGTCAATGAACCGCTCGAACAGCAGCCCGTAAGGGATTGGGTCGATGTCGGTGATGCCGAGCAGGAAGCAGACCAGGGAGCCACAGGAAGATCCACGTGCTGGGCCAACCAGCATGTGCTGCTTGGCGTAGGCCACCATGTCGGCGATGACGTAGAAATAGTCCTCGAACTTCTTCTGCGCAATGAGCCCCAGCTCGCGGTCCAGTCGCTGTGCGTACACCGGATCGTTCAGGTCGATGCCGCGTCCCGCTGCCGCTGCCTCGCACATCTCGCGCAGGGAGCGCTCCGCCGGGAACTTCACCATTTCCGCAAGGCCCGGCGCCGCGTCGCACACGTAAGCCAAGTTGTCCCCGACCGCGAACGCCGACTCGTCGAGCCAGTCCAGCTCGCCCATCAGGTCCCACTGGTCGATCAGGTGCATGGGCGCGATGCGGTTTTGCCGGTCGCGCCCGACGCAGACCTCGTAGATCCGCCGGTCCTCCAGGGCCGGGAAGAAGTTGTCGGAGCAGGGCATCAACGGCAGCTTGCCACTACGGCCGAAGTCCAGTACCTTCTTCTGCGTGGCCGGGTGCGCCTCGATGAACATATACTCCCGGTTGCGCGGCACCATGCCGATGTCCGGGTTGCTGCCGAGCAGCACCACCACGTTGTCGGTCACGGAGTGCAGCCAGGAGTAGTCCACCCTTGGCACATAGTAGAAGTCCTCGGTGGCTTTCCGCACCGCCCGGTTGATCTCGCGCAGGCCCTCGTTGTTCCGGGCGATCAGCGAGATCCAGTTGATCGCCTGCTTGGTCTTCTCCGAGGAGTCCTCCACCAAGCCCAGCTCCACGCCGAGCAACGGCTTGATGCCGGCTTCCTTGCAGTGCTTCATCCACTGCACATGCCCGAAGGTGCTGCCGCGATCCGTGATGGCGGCGTACTTGCAGCCCAGCTGCTGCAAGCGCCCGACCACCTTCTTCAGCGGACCGTAGGCGGCGCGGAACGAGTACTCAGTCCGGACCTTCAGTTGCGCACGCATGCGCCGCCTCCTCGTTCAGATGTGACCCTGGCTCTTCAGCCAGAGGTAGCACTTCACCAGCGCCTCAACGTCCACCATGGCGCGGTGCGCCCCGCTGAACCGCTCGCTGAATGCCAGCTCGTAGAGGTCACCCAGGTTGAGCTTGTAACCCTTGAGCTGCAGGCTACGCTCGACAGTGCAGATCTGCCGGGGCGGCCAGGGGAATGCCGTCAGCTTGCCCAGGCGCTCCGCTTCATAGCGGAGCACTGACAGGTCGAACGGCAAGTTGTGGGCGACCAGCACGCTGGTGCCGACCATGAAGTTGGCGATGCGCGGCCAGACCGCCGGCATGCGCGGCGCGTCCTTAACCATTTCGTCGGTGATGCCGGTGATGCGCTGCGCCTCCTCCGGGATCAGCATGCCCGGATTGACCAGAAGGTCGAGTCGCTCCAGCTCGTCGCCGTTGGCGTCCAGCTTGATGGCGGCGAACTCGATGATGCGTGGCTGCTGCTCGATGTTGGCCGCGTCCACCATCGTGAGATTGGTGGTCTCAGTGTCGAAGACGACCGTGATCATGCCGCCTCGTCCTCCCGGCGCTCGGTCATGAAGAAGCAGCCGGGGCCGTGCGAGCACAGCGCCATGCTTGGCTCACGGACGCCGCAGCGCGGACAGGGCCAGCCGTTGGAGGCGCCAATGGCCGCCGCCGGGCCTTCGCCCGCCGCCGGGCCTTCTGGGGCTCCCGCGCCCACGCCTGGGCCGGCAACCGCCATCTCGTCCGAGGTCCGGGGCTGGGCGGCGCGCGCCAAGATGGCGTCCTCGTCGAGCTCCCGCAGCATGGCGGCATACACCGACACATCGTCTAGCGAGTCGGCGTGCCCGCCCGCGTGGAAGCGGGGTGCGTAGCGGGAGATCTTCCCGACCACTTGAACGAACACGCCGAAGCGATTGAAGTCCTCGGCGGTGCGCAGCTGCAAGCCGTTCGGGAACAGCGCCAGCATGACCTGTCCGAACCACTTGTAGTTGTTGGTGTAGGCAGCGTTGCGGTCGCGATAGAGATCGCCGAGCCGCGACAGGTGCTGCGGGACAGAGAAGGCGACAGGGCTGTCGTCGGGCATGATCAGAAGGGCTCCGTGGCGACGGTGCGCTCGTTGGTCTTGAGGATGTGGTTGCGGTAGCGTTCGCCGAAGAACAGGATGCGCGCCAGCACCAGGACAATACCGTAGGTGGCGAGGTCCTGCCCGATCTGCCGCGCCGCCAGCAGAATGATGCGCTGCGTCATGCGCTGCCGCTCGGTCGCCGGCATGCTGTCTTCGGGCATCACCAGCGGCGGCGGCTCGCTCGGGGCCGGTGGGCGGATGGGCCGGTTGGCGATCGTGTCGAGGTCCGGCTTGCGCTTGCGCTTCAGTCTCGGTGTTGCCTTCTGCGCTGCCTTGATGCTGCCAGCCGAAAGCGCGCTCTTGATTCGGGCCATCTGTTCCGTTCTCCTCAGAAGGTGCCGGGTCGCACCTGCAAGCAGCGGAAGCCGGCTTTCCGCCAAGCCTCCACCACCTTGTCGCGGTCATCCAAGACCAACAGCGTGTTGTCCGGCCGCAGGCCGGCGTCCTCCGCGAGCCGCAGCTTGATGCGGACGTCGCTGTCGTAATTGCCCTGCGGCCGCATCAGCAGCCGCTCCGACGGCACATTCAGGCCGTGCTCGCGCAGCCACTGCTCGGTCGCGGCGCGGTGCCCGTCGTCGCGACCGGTGCAGATCCAGATGGCGTAGCGCTCCGCTAGCAGCACGACCAACTCGAGCACGTCATCGTGCGGCATGTCGTGCTTGGACTCGCGGTGGAAGGCCTGCCAGTCCGGCTTGAACTCCTCGCGGCCGGGCGGCGCCTTGATGAAGGTTTCTCGCCACTCGCAGTCCGCGACTGTCCCGTCCAGGTCAACGATGACGTTGGCCTTGGTAGGGATCATGAAGACGCCCGAGCCGCGCTCCGGCTCGGACAGATCCACGGAAGACATCGCTCAACCCTCCTTCCGCAGGATGTCGATCTCCTTGAGGAGGTCCCATCCCAGCTTGTCGTTGAGCTTGCGCACCTCGGCCGCCAGCTCCTCCAGCCGCTTCCAGGCATCCCGCCCGCGCGGGAACAGGAAGGCCTCCGCCCAGGGGTGCACCGCCAGCACCGCATTGACCATGCCGTCCACCACCTCACGGTACTCGTCCTGGGTGCGGCCGCCGGTGCGGGACTTGGCGATGTCCGACATCGTGCGCAGGTTGAACTTGACGACGATGTTGGTCTCGATGTTGGTGGGGAGGAGGCCGCGCGCATCCTCCGCCTCGATGCCCAAGCTGAGGATCTCGCCGTAGGTGTCGGCGATCATCATCATCGCTTGCTCGTACTTGGCCTTGGCGACCGCCGCGTTGTGGCGCTTCCCCGGCTCCTGGGTGTTGAAGCTGGGGCCGGTGCGGTACTTGAACCGCCCGTTCTCGTTGACGTTCAGCTTGCGCATGGTCTGCTGCGCGTAGGTGCCGGTGCGGGTGCGCACCTGCTGGTGGGTGTAGGCGCGCGTCACGCCTTCCACCATGAAGACGTAGTCGACGAACTCCCAGCTGCTGGGGATGGTCCGCGACATGTAGGAGAGCGCTTCCAGCTTGCGCTCCTCCGGCCAGGCCTTGATGGCAGCCAGTCCGTCGGGCGACATCTGCAGCCGCGTCTCCTTGGTGAAGATCAGCAGCTCGGCAGCGTCGCTCGTTTGGTTGATCAGTGTGATGCGCATGGCGCTAGCTCCCCTCAGCGCTGGCGAACGTAGAAGCGGCCCTCGGCCCAGACCGCCGCGATGCTGGTCTGGGCAGCGAAGGCCAACGCGTCCTCGACCGACGGCAGGAAACCCTTGCCGGGGAAGTTGGCCGAGGTGTTGCAGAGCAGCGGCGGACCGCCGGCCTCCACATGTCCTTGCAGGATGCGGTAGGTGATCGGGCACTGCGACTCGTTGACCGTCTGCAGTCGGGCACTGCCGTCGCTGTGCACGATGGCCGGAACCTTCTTGACTCGCTCCTTCCGCACCATGTGCTCGAACAGCATGTAGGGGTCAGGTGTGCCAGGAGCGAAGAACTCCGGCGCGTGCTCCTCCATGCAGATCGGCGCCACCGGCCGGAAGCCTTCCCGCCCCTTCACACCGTTAAGGTAGGACTTGTTGCTGTCCATCTCCGCCGACATGAGGATGCTGCGGTGGCCGAGCGCACGCGGGCCGAGCTCGGCGCGACCGTGCATCGCGATCACAGCACTCAGGCGATTGCCCTGGAGCCACCGGCCCAGGTGCTCCGGCTCCATCAGGGACGACGTCCACATGGCGTGCCGGTCGTTGTCCTCCAGGATCAACTTAGGCCCGGCGTAGTGACTCCACTTGAGCGACCAGTCGCCCTCGTAGGCCATCATGCACGCCGCCGCGCCCAGCGCCGAGCCGGAGTCGTTGGGGAACGGCGGCACCCAGACGTCCGGGAACATGCCGCTGTTGCGCAGCATGGCGTTCCACTTGATGTTGAGGGCGCTGCCGCCGGTGAAGATCAACGGGGTCGATAGCGATTTGCTGTGGGCGTAAATGGCATCTTCCAGGCCGCGAAGGAGGTGCTGGCCGAGCTCGTGCTGGATCGTAACCAGAGCGACGTCGTCGGGGACACTGAGCATGCTGCAGACTCTCTGAAAGGCCCGCAGGATCTCGTGCTCATGGACGCCACCCTGGCGCCGCCGCACCGCGCCCCACTCCGGCACCTCCGTCAAGGCCCGGTCCATGGAGTAAAGGTATCCCCGGAAGATGTCCTGCAGCTGCGCGTCGCGCCGCGCATCACCGATCCAGGCCATCAGCTTGCCTGGCCACTCGTAGGTGCCGAACACGTTGTCGCGCAGCAGCGACGGGTTCATTGCAGCACCGCACATCCCCCAATCCCTGTAGGGACCGAAGTAGTAGCCCATCATGCTGTAGATGTAGCCGAAGATGCAGGTGATCTCCTTGACGAAGGTCACCTTCTCCCACGGATCGTAATGGTTGGGGTCCACGAAGTAGAGCCGGGCGCCGGTGCCGCCGTCCCAGACCAGCACGTAAGCCGGCTGCTTGCTGGCTGCGTAAGGCGACGTCACGTAGGAGCCGACGATGTGCCCCATGACGTGGCTGAACGAAACGTAGCTGCCAGGGAAGGGCGCAGGGTCGCGGAACGGGAGCTCGGTCGGCTGCAGCGGATAGTCGAGTCGCCTGCCGTCACCTTCGTGATAGGGAGCAACACACGTCGGGCCACCAGGCCAGTTGGCGTTGCCGACCTTCCAGCCGTCGATGACGAAGTGGTCGATGTGGCTGGGCTTCAGTCCCTCGCTTTCCAGCACATCGAGGATCGCGCCCCATGCCGGCATCTTCGTGTAGCGCGGGTTGTTGCCGACCTTCTCCAGCTCGGTGCTGAAGATCAGCTCACCGTCGGACACGAACGCCACAGCGGCGTCGTGGGTGAGCTTGATTCCGAGAATGTTCATGGTCCGTCCTGTGTTGGCCGGTCGTCGCTTCGGGCAGCTACCGGCAGGTGGTTGATTAGGCGGCGGGCTTGCGCACCGCGCCGTAGTGCAGCCGTCGCGCATACGAGGAGCGGCTCTTCATCAACGAGTCGATGACGCGCAGATCCTCGGCGACGTCGTCGAGCAGGATCTGCCGCCACGTGGCGAACCGACCCAGCGAGTAGATGCCGAACTCGTCTGTGAGGCCAATGATGAAGCTCTTGCGCTCTGCATCGTCGATCGGCATGATCTTGCCGTAGGGCTGGTGCTTGAACGAGAAGGCACCGCGCTGCGGCACATGGTCGAAGAGCCGGGCGCAGAACGTCTCGTACTGCGCCTTGACTTCCGCTGGGTTCGGCTGGTAGGCGTACTCCATGATCAGCTGATTGCCGCTCGTGGATATGCGGTAAGGGCCAGGACCTTCGCCGTGCTCCCGCCGATCGTCGATCGCTGTGAACCGCAGATCATGCCACGGATTGTAGACCGTCTGGTAGACGTCCACGCCCTCCATGCAGGTCCACACCGAGGTGATGGCCTTGTGCCGGAACTTCGGGCGTTGCTCAGCTGGCACACCGAGCAGGCTCATCATCGCCGGCATCGGGATGGTGCTGATGATCGTCTCACCATTCTCATGGTGCCGTCGCAGGTCCATCAGCATCGCGGTGTAGCTGTACCGGATGTCGGTGCCCTTGGCCAGTTCGCAGGTGAAGTCGTCCGGCGCGACATAGCGCTCCGCCGGGGCCAGGTTCATGATGCTACGCGGCAGGATGCTGCCGGTGACCTTGCGCGAGTAGGCGTTTTGGTGCAGCAGCGTGGCGCGATCCGACAGTGTGCCGTCACGCTCCATGACTGCCTTCTGAACGTGCACCTTGCGCAGCGGAATGCCCGAGGTCTCCCCGACGATATTGCTGCGGAAGCGCAGCAGCGCCCGGTGGTTGTGCGGGATCGCGCTCTGGGCTTCGAGCACGACCGGGGAGTGGTGGCGGAAGTAGCGGGCGGCAAGCAGGCCGGCCAAGCCGGCGCCGATGATGATCATGTGGATCTGCCCGTCTCGAGGAGATTGCTGCCGGGGATGCCGCCCCGGCCCGCCCACCACTAGCGCAGGTGGCGCTCAAACCCAGGACAGGCACCGGGGCCGGCTGCGGAGCCTAGGGTAACTCCGCACATGCACCGGTGCGCCGCCACTGGGCAGCTCGATCAGGCGGCCTGCGCGGTCTCCGCCTCCGGCTCGGCCGCCGCGTTCGCGGCCGGCGCCGCCGACTCGTAGTGGTGGACGGTGCCGTCCGGCTCGACCACCTTCATGTGGCCGTGCTTCAGGTCCCACTGCAGGTCGCCACGCCGACCGCCCTTGTCCTGGAAGTCCTTCACGGTGATGCCATCGGGCATCGCCGCCAGGACGATCTTGTGCGAATGCCAGCCGTGGCTGCCCTCGCGACGCGGGTTGCCGTCGCGCGTCGAGAAGATCTTCCAGTCGGAGCCGATCGCCAGACCGAGCGAGTTGCCGCCGCCGGAAACCTTCGGGGCCTTCGGCTCCTTGGCCTGCGCCGCCTTGGCCGCCTTGGCCGCCTCGCGCGCCGCCTTGGCCGCCGCCCGCTCCTCGTCCTTCTTGGCCTTGGCGGCCTCGCGCTCGGCCTTCTTCGCCTCGGCCTTGCCGGCCTTGGCCGCCTCCGCCGCCGCGCCGAGCTCCGCCAACTTCGCGTTCACCGCCTCCAGCCGCGCGTCGCGGTCGGTGATGATGACGTGCTCGAGGTCCTCGGGCGCCTTGCTGCCGGACGCCTCGCGCGCCGCCGCCTCCTCGCTGGACATGATCCAGGGGAGACCCTGCTTGACGGCGAGCCGCCGCAGCTTGCTCTCCTCCATGGTCAGCTCGTACTGACCCTTGCTCGTCTTGGGGGCCGGCGTCTCGGCCGGCGTCTCGGTCGTCTGCGCTTCGGACATTCTCGCATATCCCTTCAACACGTCACGGTGTGGGATCGGCCACACCACCGCTGATGCCCTCAAGGACCGTTCTGGGTGTTCGCGCAGGGCCAGGGCGGCCGCCGCGTTCATCAGGTCGGGCAAAGAGTTCAACGCAAGACCACCCAGAAAGGCTGTGCGACTAGCAGGCAATATGTCGGAGGAAACGACCACCATTTGCCCAGTCGGAACGTCCTGGTGGATCGCGAACCATGGCCCCTCCGTTTCGGCCGCAGAAGCATCTTCGCTGATCGCGGCCCTGCGGAAAACCTGAAACTGCGTCCACATGGGCACAGTTCGTTTGCTCCAACGAGGAGCGTCCTTCATGTTCAACCAGCGCGCCGTCAACAGCATCCGATGAGCGACATGCAGGTCAGCGACAGAGGAGAGGTCCACGCGATGCGCCTTGAGTTGGCGCGGGAAGTAGAACTGATCCGGCTCGCAGTAGTGGTGATCCCACTGCCGGTAGCGGGCCATGTCGGATTGGGCCGGATGGTCAGCGTTGAACCTGCGCTTGTACTCATTGAGCAATGCAATGAAGTAGTGCAGGCACCAGCCCTTGATGCTGTCGCGCGCCTCCAGGGCATAGGTGAGTTCGTCCGGCGCCGGCCAAGGGCGCTTGCGCGCGCGGTCCGGCGTGGCCTGTCGCGCGAGCTCGGTGTGGAGATACTCCAGGGACGGGCGCAGCGCCTCGTCGTCCAGCGCCTCCACACAGGCATACGGATTGCCGTAGGGGATATACAGCATGATCAACCGTCCGACAGAAGCCACGCCCAGAAAAGAGCGATCAGATAGAAGCGGTGCGGACCGTTGCGCTCGCTGACTGTGAGGCCGTAGCGGACCTCCACCCAGTAGCCGTCCTTGTCCTTCTGAATCTCGGTCGTGACCAGCATTGCCTCTTTTCCTTTCTGCTCTTCTTCGGCCATGCACTTGCGCTTGAGAAGGCACTCTGGGACGCGGGAACAATCGCACTCCGCCATGATCTGCCCCATGTGCACCATCATTTTTCTCCCGTCATAACGTGTAGTGGCGTGGCGTGTGCGGCGCGACAGCCACCAGTCGCTCGCGCACCCTGGTCAGGCCCACATAGAGCACGCGTCGCTCTTCGTCGGTGTCGCGCTGCTCCCAGACCCGGCGGCTGATGTCCATGACTAGCGCGACGTTGTCGGCTTGCGCACCCTTGGCGCTGTGGATTGTCTCGATGCGGATGCGTGGCGACTCGGTGGCGCGCTCGCCCTTGGCCATGACGGAGCGAATGTACTCCCGCTCCTCCGCTGGCATCAGCGGCAGTGCTTCCATCCAGGTCAAGCCGCGCAGCCCTTCCGGCACGCCGGCTTCCGTCAGCGTCGCAGGCTTGCGCACATCGATCGTGATGCCGGTCGGAAGCAGGCGCTGGATCTCCTTGAGCTCCTTGGGCCGCAGCTGCTCATTGCGGCGGCCACGCTCCCAGGCGCGGGCGGCGCGGTAGTGCGGCGTGTCCAACGAGCTCTGCCCGCGCAGCGCGTAATGCCGGCCCTGCGCGCGGCACAGCCGGGCATAGCGACCTAGTTTGCTGCCGTTGCGCGCCAGCAGCAGCCACTCGTCGCGCTCCCCGAGATCGATGTACTCGACCTCCCGCACATGCTCGATGGCGCCGTCAGCGGCGCGCGGGTCGAACGTCTTGGGCTCGCGCGTGCGGATGCGGCCCACCACGTCTAGCGCCAAGGCGGCAGCGCGACGCGGCAGACGGTGCGACTGCTTCAGGAACTCCTTCTCGCCGTTCCACGCCAGGAACGCACGAGCGTCAGCGCCTGCCCAACCATAGATCGCCTGGTCATCGTCGCCTGCCATATACACCCGCAAGGCGGCGCGGGCGGCGCGGCGCGCCATCCGCCACTGCAGAGCCGAGAGATCCTGCGCTTCATCCACGACGAACACCTGCACAGGCAGCTCTTCATCGAACATCTCCAGCAGGTCGGTGAAGTCCAGCTTGCCGCGCGCCTCCTTGAACACGCGCAGCGCGCTGGCGTATTGCTGCACGACCGTGAGGCTGGTGTTGCGCGGATTGATCAGGCGGAACAGGTCGGCCGGCTCCTGCAGCGTCAAGCGCGCGAGAGCGTCGATGCGGATGCAGACCTCCGGCACACTGTCGCCGAGCGGCAGGCCGGTATTCTCGTCGAAGTTGGCATGGAAGGCCGAGGTCAGGCCGAGCACCATGAACAGCTCGCGGTAGTCCTCCGGCCCCATCATCTCGTCGGAGCCGACCGCCGCTGCACGGAATGCCACCGAGTGCAGGGTGCGGAAGTGCGGTAGCTGCTCCTCCTGCAAGGCCAACTCGTCGCACACCCGTTGCACCGCTTCCTTGATGGCGCGGCGCGTGAAGGAGCAGAAGGCGATCTGTTCCGCCGGCACACCGTCCCGGATCTCCTGCTCGACGATGCGCAGGAGCCGGTGGGTCTTGCCGGTGCCGGGCGGGCCGAACACCTTCCGCACCCGGCCGGTCACTTGCGCGTCGTCCAGGTGTGCTTGCAGATCCGGCAGCGCCAGTCGGCGGACTTCTCGCTGAAGTCGCGCAGCTCGATCTGCTCGTTCTCGCACTGCTGGCAACGCAGGCTCTGCGCGGCGCGGCACCAGGCCTCGCGCTGGTCGGCGCGGTCGGCGGCGCGCTGGAAGCGGCTCACTTGCGGGTCTCCTTCGGGATGTCCAACGGTGACAGCGGGAACACCTGCCCGTCATCCTGCCGAGCGAGCACCCGCAGCGCCTCCTTCTCATTCGGCGCGATCAGCCGAATGAACGGCTGCTCCAGCTGCAGGACGAGGCAGGCCATCGGGCTGTCTGTGCTGATCCGCGCCTCGGCGGAGATCACGCAGCGGATGGGCTGCCATTGACCATCTGGCATGAGTACCTCGACCTTTGTGCTGTGGGCGAGGCCATCGCAGGTGAGCCGGACATCGCCGGCAACGGGGACGCGGTTCATCAGAACTCCTCCTCCATGTTCGGCACCTTCAGCGCCGACTCCTCATAGAACTCAGGCTTTGGCAGCGTCCACACGCGCACCTTCTTGCCCTTGACGCGCAGCTGCGTGGACTCGCCGCCCCGGCCCTTCACCCAACCCCAAACCGTCATCGGCTCTGAGGTAAAGTGCAACGAGCGCAGATAGGACAGCAGGTCCTCGGAGCGGAACACGATGCGCTGTTCGGCTTCGTTCAGCCAGCAGTTGCCCTTGATGATCTCGTCGCGGTCGCGCGCCAGGGCGCCGCGCGTCAGGAAGGCGTCGAGCAGGTTCTCGAACTGGCCTTCCGTGCTGGCGTCCTCCGGCGCCTGCACGACCTCGACGTTCTCGACTAGCTTCTCCACTGCCTCCAGCCATTCGTCCATCTTCATCGGGTACATGACCCTCTGGAATCGCTCCAGGATGATCTTCTGCAGCCGACGTTGGTCGAGCAGATCCTCGGTGGTGAGCGGGAAGCGGACGCCCTCGAAGTCAGCGTACCAGCGCGTGGTGCCGAGCGACTGGCTGGCGGTGAGACCTTCCAGCTGCAGCCCGGCGGAGCCACCCTTGGTGCGGCCCCAGCCGATGCCGAACTCCCGCTTCATGCAGGCCCGCTTGTGGCAGTGGTTGCAGATCGGCGGCTGCTTGCAGGTGAAGTGGTAGTCCTTCTTGGTCAGCGACTTGATGACGTTG